GCCAATTACAATTACCTGCAATTACATCCATAACAGCTTCCTCTACCATTTTCTTCAAGGAAGAATCCCATTTCACATAATCCATATCAGAATACATATAGTTTCCGTGCATGTATTTGACTAGATGATCCCAACCACCATAATAAGGGCTCCAACCAGATGTTGTCTGTGTCAGAAAAAATGGCGTTGTTGCTACAGCATCTAAAAAACCACCAAATAACATTCTTTCTATAAGTAATGGGTGGTATGCGGAGGAATTGAACGAACGCACTTTGTTCAATATAATTCGGTCCATGTCTCTCAATTCTTCTTTTCCTACTTGTTCAAAAATAACTGATGGGTTTTCTCCGCTAAAAACCATCTCTATAAATTTAGTGAGACTCTCGCGATGCTGTTTGCGAAAATCACCTTTTGTTCTGCACTTCTGATTTAAAGGAAATCCAGAAGCTTTAGTTCCATCAAAAGAATCAATTGCTTGATCCGCAGTATATGTAGGAAAATTTGTGCCAATTTTTTCACGAATAAATCTATCCAACAACTTTCGAGCTATGTTGAAGGCATCAGGATCTATATCGGTTTTTATAGGTCGCATGTATTTGTAAAAATCTTTTTGAATAGATTTCAAATTTGGTTTGGCAATCCCAAAATTACCGACTTCTGGGTCTGGTAAATCAAATAGTTTATAGGTTTCAAGATAGTTGTTGCTTTGGTAAAATTTATTGTACTCTTTATTTTTACCAACATAATGACCTACATAACTAACCCGACTACGATCTATCTCTCCTATCTCTAGAAAAGTTTTATAAAATTTGTCTTTATTTGCATCCGTGTAATGAATGTCGGGTATACATGCACGTGGAAGATATGAAAAATCAAAATGAGCACCTTGATTTATCACGGGAAGGGATGATTGAGCATCAAGAGCTGTAAATGGAACTCCAACGTTAGATACACCTGTGTAACCTTTGTGTATTCCGACGACCTGTTGGTTGATGTCAAAAATTGGGGCGCCTGAATCCCCATCTTCGGTGGAACAAGTGTGATATAAAATTCCTCGATGTTTATAAATCATACCGAATGAAATTTTCTCTTTGTTGCCTTCGCCTACAAGAGTCACTATGTAACCAGGACCTATATAATCACCACGATTAACTTTCAATGATGGTAACATACGGTCAGTACTAAAACTGCAAATATCCTTCTCACGATCAATAGAGGTAATATCTTTAATAATAATTCCACCTGCGATCACGACCATTTCATGAGCTTCTGCGTGATCTGGTTGTTTCAAAGGAATATCATAAAACGTATGAGCAGTGGACCAATTCACATTGTCTGCGGTAAACGCATGACATGTATGTCCGTAACGATTATTTTTCAATCGCATAATACTGTGTTTGACAGTCGTCAAACAAATCTTTTTAGTTCCTAAAGATCCTTCATTTCTAATTCCTTCATTTTTAACAACTTTTCCTTCCAATCTTTTAAGAATCATTTGATTAGCTTTGTTAACAGCCTGTTTTGGATTGGCGCTATTAACTAATTCTTTAGTCTCATCTTCCGTGAGACTGGAACTTGTCACCGTTTCAACTTTAGTTTGTAGAGTAGCCAAAACCAAAGGTAAATTTCCTCCTTCATTTTTAATAGCATCAGTGTGAGCAAAATTTTTAATGGAGGCAAGATGTGCTTCATCTCCTGGTTTGAACGCCGTGACTTTCGCGTCAAACTCTTTAGCAACCCGCATAATATGAGCTAATTTAGTCATGAATTCCGCACTGTTCTTCTTTGGATGCAGAACAGAAGTTTCGAATCTCCCGACTCGAATATGTACAACATCATAATCCATGAGCTTTTCGGGTTCTATTTGTCTGGTGATTTGAGCGGTTCTATCAACACCACTCCATTGATATTTTGTGTGAGACCACAAAAATCTTTTAAGCTCTTCATCTCTTTCAAGTTTATCACCAAACTTGTTTTCCATTTGTTGTCGTCTAAGACGCATATCTGCACCTTTACGTTGCTCGGCAACGTGTTTTTCACGATTAGACATGTGAGAAGCATGCTCTGGTTCAAATTCTGTTCCTTGCAATTCATAACCAGCTCGTTTATCGTAACGATGTTCTTTACCTTCATTATGTACGGATCTTTTACGAACATACCATATACATAACATAATAAGAGAAACAATGACACAAAGTCCTAGCAAGAAAAATCCCTTTTCTTTCAAAATTGCTTTGAATTGCTTCAAGAATGTTTCTCTTTCTTCATCATCAATTTCTTCATCATCGTCACTCAAACCATAATCCATTCCTGGAAAAGTTTCGTTTTCGACCCAATCTTCATCGTCATACTTTTCCTCATCTTCTTTTCCTTGATTAATAATCCAAGGGAAGACATTATCCGGTAAATCACTTTCAAAGGTTCGTAAACCAGCTAAGAAAGCTTTAAGACCATCTAAAGAGCCTAAACAGTCTCTAAAAGCTGCAATAGTTTTCTTGTCTTTCAACCATTTTGCAACATCTTTCGGAACTAAACCGGTGAGGGTGGCACTGTGGTACATCATTTGAACTATACCTTTAACCATAAGAACAATTCCCTCAGATTTATGGATTTTTCCTCCTTGATTTTTAACTTCGCTTTTAAGCTCACTAAAAGATCGTTTGATGCTAACAAGAAGTTTAAGCACTGCTGTAAGAATGACCATACAGCCTAAAATATAAGCAACAGTGTGAGCAATACCTTGGCTCTGAGTATTTCTCCAATCGGGTTTCTTTGCTCTATTAAACCAATATTTAAAACCCATGTAAACATGTTGCGGGCCAAATACTACTGTTGCAATGAAAAACGGTATTCCGTAAAACAAAAAGACAGGCCAAATTGGAAAGTTTAAAAAGAGCATTCCGACTAACCATAATAAAGACGTATATAGAGCGATAAAAATACGTGGCCATGTTGAACGGTCGGGAGCGTTTTTGTCAGTGGCTGCAGAAAAATTTTCAAAATCTGCTTTATCACCTGTGAAGAATGCTTTAAAACGTTCCCATGTAGTAGCATCTTCTTTAGTGGATGAGCCAGTTTGTGATCTACGCTCTATCGCTGCCATTTCTTCCAACATGAGTAAATTCTTTTTGTGAAAACCAATTTTGGCGGTCGTCACCCATTTTTCAAAATCATTACTTCTAGAATTTATCATAGATTCTGATATCATCTCTTTCTGAAGTGTTAGATTTTTACTAAAGAAGTCTAAAAAGATCGCGTAAGACTGATCTTTTGAATTTCCCGTCATTTGTAGCATTTCAGTTAAATATTGATCTAAATAATTGTATGCTGTAACATTCAAACTACAATGATTGCAGCATGTTCCCGGCATAGATGTAATTTTGCCGCCTGCAACGAGAAAGGTACGTATGCTGACACCAATTTCTAAAACGATTTTAAATGGATAATTACCACACTGTGGGCAATGAGACATTGGACATCTCCCTCCAACAATACATTGTTGATACACACTACTATCAGTATGACAACACGCTTTGATTAGAGTATCCATATTTTCGTCACGTTTGTGCAACCGAACACAGCATTCACTGTAATCAATGACGTGCGCTCTAGGATGTGTTGTTGATCGTAGCATGTGCATAGTTGTTTGACTGTCTTTAGGATGTTTCAAATCCGGTAATTCTTTGCGTAACTGAGCAATGACCTGATCATATAAAAGTTCCGTTTCATCCTGTTCTTTTTTACGTAATTCAGCCATCCGTTGAGCTGCTGATTGTTCCATACTAGGTTTAGATTCAGGAGTTACCTGAATCTCTTCTTCAGATTTGTCTTCTTTACCTTGATTGTGAACAGGTAAAGTCGAAGTAAAATGACCAGCAAAATCTAAAGGTTGTGGTAAATGTTTTGTCTGGTCCGTAACAAGTGTTGCTGTAATACCAGGAACGATATTCAAGCTTTTGGCGTACTTGTAAATGTCAACGCCTAATTGATCATAATTTTCAATTCCTAAAGGGGCTCGTTTTCGTGCTTCAACAGGATAAAATTCGTCTCTAAACGTATATTTCATCGTCTCTGTTAAGTGAGCCTGAGGAAGTTTATATCTCAAATAGTTTGTTGTCTCTGGTGTGAGTTCAAACAAGCTATAAGTATGGTCATTGTTGACAAAAAACGGACATGATTCTCCATGGTAAATGATCTTACCTTTATGAATAATGAAGGGTTGTCTAACGTATTTAGTACATACATCACATATGTTCAAATCACAATCTAAATACGTATATTGAAGGACATCTCCTGGTTCTATTCCTTCATCTACTTCTAGGCCGTTGAGAAATGGCCAACGATGTAAGTTCCAATCGTTCATAACCTCACTATAATGAACAGTGAGTCTTGGATGATAAGTCCAATCATAAGCATAATCCTCTGAAGGTTTAAATGCATTTGGAACTTCACAATCAATATCAGATTCAGTTCTACCTGCTGGAACGTAATCCAGCGGATTAAAACGTAGATAAGAAGGTCTTCTACGCTTTTCCATGTCAACTGCTTGCAATCTGTAATAAGTTAATCCCATAGGATTAAATAGACGGACCTCCACATCATTGTTAGCAAAGAACGGTTTGTTATGATATGGTTTAAAAGCTTGAAATGGCGCTGGCCCCATTTTCAAGGTGGTTCTAAGCTTGCACATATGTATATTCGTTCCCTGAACCAAAGGGATCATTGTAGTCACAAGGGGGTCATTACTTGCTAAAGTACCCCAATTGTAACCGTTGGTGGCACGATGTATGTTTTCCAAATACATTCTATGCCCAGTGCAATCCAACTCGATTTCGCTCCAAGATCCAGAGCTTCCCCGGGGATAATCAAATAAATTACTCTTGATCGCGTAATTTAAAGCAGGTGTTTGTGCCACCATTTGCGTGGCAAACTCTAATTTATCATCATACACATGTTCTTTCTGTATGACATTTTCGTAATATTCAAAATAGTATTCGGGGAACACAACCTGCTGTCCCACACAAGATCTACCCAAGATTTTTTCAATTTCCTGCTCATCTGTCACTCCATGCTTGATTAATTCAGTTCGGTATTCTTCTTTTTCGGAAAATCCTTCAGATTTGAATTGTTCTAACATTTCTTGCATTTTTCTCTAATATTTCAGATTAGGTTTAAAGAGCATAATAGAGGTAAAATTGATTGAGAATTACGTGCAGTCGTTTAGCTTAACCGTACCCGCCAGATGCGGGCCGGTGCCGGGACTCCGTGATTGATTGAAAATATATGATCTGAACCCTCCAAATGGTTAAGGTTTTTAACATCACATATAGACCCTTTTCAATGTCACTTCATAGGGCGATAATCAACGAGATCATCCCTACAGCCCCTCCGACAGCACAATTCCCTTAAATAGAGATATAAGGTATATAGCAAAGTTTACTCGGACACTACTTTTGTAGCTGGATCTGTCCACGAGCTCTTCG